AAGTAATCATATCTAACTTCAACTGTTATGGTATGTTCAGTTATATCATCTTGAGTATCTAACTGAATATCACCCAATGATTCGATACGGCAATTATAAAATTCAAATTTCATTATTTTATTACCTTTATTATTGTTAATCTCAATCCAAAAATCAAATGTATTATCTGCAAATGTGCCTGTTTCTACATTTATATTTTCTAGGATTTTATCAAGAAATTCATTATAAAGATTAAAATCTTCATCAATTAACATTTCAAAAGATAATGAATTGTACTGTATGTTGTCACCAGCCATAAAAACTTTTGACCCAAATCTACCACTTATTTCAGGATAACTAAAAGTTAATCCAGGTAAATTTACATTGGTTAAATAAAATGGTGCCAATTTTAACTTATCAGAACCTGCTATATAATTAGTTTTTTGTGCTAAGTTGTTATAATTCATTAATAATCCTTAAAATGTTAATTAACATTATGTTATAATTTATTTATATTTAACCAGTAAGGAGAACAATGGACGAGTTTGAAATTGAAACGGACAATAAGCGTCAAAAACATAATTATACAAGTGAACTGGAATTAAAATCTTTATTAATTCGTATAAAAAACAAAAGACATGATATTGGTATAGAAAAAAATAACACAAAAATTAATAAATACATTATTTGGCATACCAAAATCAATAATAAAAAATACGATAACCCATCTAAGAGAAATAAGGTTAAAAGTAAGTTAAAAGAAAAAATAATTGATTTATCTGAATGTACATTAATAGATACTCGTTCATATGAAAGATTCGGTGAAATTATTTTACTTATGGTTAAAAACATTCTAAAGAAACCAAATTTTTCTGGATATACGTATAGAGATGATTTTTATTCTGATGCGATTTATAAAATTTTGAAATATCTTGGTAACTTTGACCATACATTAATTTCACAAGCAACAGGACAATCGGTAAATTCATTTGCATATATTTCTCAGATTATTCATAATAGTATTTTGTTTATTATTAATACGAAGAAAAAAGAAAACGATAATTTGAAAAAACAAGTATCATTAGAAATGCTTTCACATAATCTTACATTAAAAGGTTCAGAGGTATTTCAATCAATTGAGGAGGAAGAATTAGAGAAAGAGGAAACGATTGTTATTAATAAAATTCAAACAACATTGGTTGATGAATTAGAAAAAATAGATACCACAAAAGAAGGAATAGACAGATACAACATTTATTATCCAAAGGATTATAGAATTTCATTTGATGAATATAATGAAATGAAAAAATTCTTTAAAGGTAATATTAGTATTATGAGGAAAAAATGATGTCAGAATATTCTGAAAAAGATTATCCATTTTTAGTAAATGATATAATCAAATACATAGAAAAAATAAAAAGAAATAATAAAGACATTTCAATGATTGAAATTATAATGGACTATTGCTTTAAATATAATGTTGAAGTTGAAGTTGCTGGCGATGCAATTAGTTCGGATAATTATTTTAAATCATATATAGAAAAGGACTGTGAGCTTCACAGATTCTTTAAATCAAAAATTAACTTTGAGGAATGGTAATGGAATTTAGAGATTATATTAGAACGGGTGAGGATACTCGTGATATTGATTTAGATAAAGATAAACAGGACGATGTAACTATTGAAGTTCCTGAAGAAAAATTTGATGAAAATGGAGATAAAAAAGTTGATGAAAATTCTTAACGAATACAAGACTGAACTGTTTGCTATTTACTGGGGTAGATGGATGTTATCGGCATTTGTGATGATGCCATTTATGATTATATTTGAAATTTGGAGTATTCCATTATGGGCTAATTTAATTATTGGACAAACGATAGGTGCAATAATTTTCTTTAAAATTGATAAAATGATTTTTAATGGAAAAGAATCTGCTACCGTCAAAGAAGAATTTGACGCAGCCAAAGAAGCAATGGATACAGTTAAAGATTTTTAATTATAAGGCTCAATATTATATTCATTAAATAAATCCTTTAATCCTTTTGTCAGCTTGCCTGACAGAGGGTATTCTGGGAACTTTCTTCTTCCGGTATAAATTTTCTTCAATCTATTATAATTCTTTTTTGAAACAACAGGTTCTTTAACCTTTTCATTTGGATGAACTAACATCTTATTTGGTTGTTTATAGTACTCAATTAATCTTTCTAACATTTCAATTCTATCATTTACATTTTTAGGTTGTCTATATCTTTGTGTATTATTCCAAATTTTTCCTTCCCAAACATTACATGATCTACATAGTACTCCTCTTATAAGCCCTGCGCCATCTTCTCCAATAGTTTCCTTTTTAGTCATATGTTGATGATCCAATGAATATCCACTTTCTTCAGTAATTTTACAACCACATAATGCACAACATCCATCCTGTTCTTTTAATAATTCTTCTCTTACATTTGAAATTTCATTTGATTTTAACTGAGAATATTCTAACAAGTCTTTCCTTTTAATATTAGTTTAAACATATTTTTGATATAATATTTATATAGAAAATAGGAGATAAAATGCAAGTTGATGCAAAAGCTTTATTACATACAAAAATGATGGTTCCAAAAAGAGACGCAGTAACAGTTCAACGAAGATTGCTTGAAGCTGGTTTCGGATATGAATTGGCACTTGAAAAAGTAAAACATGAAAAGAAATTTCAAAAAGATACTGTACTTGTTGCATTCTTTATTAATAGAGCTGGTTATATTGAATATATGGAAACAAATGATAAAGATGATTTAGAATTTTACGCTGAATTTGATTCTTATCCGGAAGATGAAATTTCACACGAAGTAGTTTATTAATTTAAACTTAGTTTAAAGTTATTTTGATATAATTATAATATAAAAAATAAAATTAAAAGGCTTTATCAATGGCAAGATTGAATTACCGTGAATATTACTCAAACAAACAAGATTTTGAAAAATTAGACATATCAGTTAAAGGTGTAGAGGTATTTGTTAATACTAAAAAAAATATAGCTGCATTATTTGAAGGTAGAAAAACAAAATATAATTGGGCATATTCATTTAAATCTTCAATTGATATGATAAAATATATTGATGATGCTGTTAAAAGAATTTTTGATAGAGAAGAAGAAAAAGCAAAAAGAAAAGCAAAATTAAAAGTTTTAGCAAAAGAAACAAGATCTACAATTAAAGTTGGAGATATTTTTGCTACATCTTGGGGTTATGAACAAACTAATGTAAGCTTTCATCAAATAACTGAAAGAATTTCAGCAACAAGAGTAAAAGTTAGAATGATAGATTTTGAGGTTGTTAAAAGTACATCTTGGTGTTCTGATGAGGTTACACCAATTAAAGATTCATTCATTGGTTCAGAAAAAGTATGTACAATTAATCAATACGGTGATATTTCTAAAGCTGATGAATATGGACATACTGCATATAAAACTTCAGAAGATAAATCACATCATAGAAGCTGGGGGTATTAATATGTATGAAATTATAAAATCAGTAAATTCTGATTTTTATTTTATGAAGAAAGATAAAACTCATTATAGATTATCTGGACAAATGTATTTTTCATCACTGCCTGAATTATTATCATTAATTGCTTCTGATGATATCGTTAAGTCTTCAGAAACAGTTAATGAATTAAATATGCCGGAATTTTTTATATTAATGAAGTTCAACGATGTTGACGATTTAAAAGAAAAATATCCTGAATATTTTCTTTAAGGAAATATATGGGAAGAATTATTCAAAATGTATCAATTCTTGATGAAAATTTTTGTAGAAAATTTCAACAAATATCTTTAATAAGAAGTACTCTTCATATGTTTGATGAATTAGAAGAAATATGGAATAAAGATGATGATTTAATTATTGAATACGATGAAACAATATATAAACATGTTATTTTACACAAATCATTAAATTTCAAAGAAACGAGACCAATATGTTATATAAATCAAGATAGATTTGATATGCAACTTTTACATTCATCATTTCCAATGGCATTAAGACTTGCTTGGTGCGAACAGTGTATTTAATATTAGTTTAAAGTTATTTTGATATAATAAAATAAAAAAGGATACCAATGAAAGTTGATAGAGGATTACTTGATGAAACATTATCCACAATGTATGGTTCATTGAAATATAGCAAATCATATTTATTTTATGCTCATATTATAGGACAATGTAGTATTAAGATAGATAAAGAAATGCCATCTCCTGCTGGTGTAGCATTTTCCATAGATCACTACAATCTTTACATTAATCCTGAATATTTTGATAAGTACAATCTTGAAGAAAGACTTGCTATTTTAAAACACGAAATGCTGCATATTATTAATCTACATGTTCAAAGAAAAGATGATAGAGTTCACTTACCTTGGAATATTGCTACGGATTGTGCTATTAATCAATTAATAGACATAACGCATTTACCAAAAGATGGTATTTTACCTTCAAATATGCCTGTACCAAATTGTCCACTTAATGAGAGTGGTGAATTATATTATGATCTACTAAAACAGGAATTAGATAAACAAAAATCTAAAAAATGTAAAAAATGCAACGGTACAGGTAAACAAAAATCAAACAATTCTAATGGAGAAGGTAAACAAGAACCTGACGAATCTGGTGAGGGTGGCAAGACAAGTGAGTCAGGCGAGCCAAGCGAACCGTGCGAATCTTGTAATGGTACAGGTTTTGAAGATATGAAAGGTAAACCATTTGATTCACATGAAAAATGGCAGGAATCTCAGGGTGATTCTGAATTACAGACAGATGTTACAAAATCTATGCTTGAAAAATCAATCACAGAAACAGCAAAAGGAAGAGGTGATGTACCATCTGAAGTTTCTGATTGGATGAATATTTTAACAAGAAAAGCGGAACTTGATTGGAAAAAAGTATTAAGAGGAATTGTTGGTAACAAAAAAGTAGATAAAAGAACAACTATTATGAGAAGAGATAGAAGATTTCCTGGAAGAGACGATTTAAAAGGAAAAACTAAAAATAGACTTTTTAATTTATTAGTTGTGTCGGATGTTTCTGGTTCTGTTAGTGATAAAGCACTAATTGAGCTTTGGGGTGAGATTAGACATATTTGTGATGTTACTAAAACTGATATTGATTTAATTCAAGTAGATACTCAAGCATATAAACCTGAAAAATTAAGTAAAAAAACAAAAGTAATTAATAGAAAAGCTCAAGGCGGTACAGTTTTATACCCAGCAATTGATATGGCAAAAGCTGAAAATATCAAATATGATGCTGTTGTAGTAACAACCGATGGTGGAATTGGAGAGTATGATATTGAAAAGTTTTCTGAAATTGGTAAAAAAGTTATTTGGTTAATTGAGAAAACTGGTACAGTTTTAGATTCGATGAATACCGGGAAAATGAAAGCTTTTAAATTAAAAGGATAAAGTTTGAAAACACATGAAGTTTTAGAAATTTTATATTTTGATGAAAGAGATACACTTATTTCAGATAAATTTTTAAGTGAATTTGAATTAAGAACTGTCAATTATCCAAATGGGTTACCATTTAATTGGATATATAATCCTGGATTAAAACATGAAAAATATATAGAAATGCATTATGCTACTGCAAATAAATTTATTAAGATAAACGACATTAAAGAAATATATCCGGAGGAATTTATATGATAGCCAGGGATATATTAATGATGCCAATAAAAATTGGTGATGTTGTGATGATTTCAAAAGAAGATGACAACGCATACGGTGTATCTTATAATTGGTATGAAGCAGATGTATTATCAATAGGATCACAGTATGCAGTTGGATATGATAATTATACTATAGAAATTAGAATGAAGAAATATTCAAAGCAAACAATACAGCACTTAATATTGAAAGGTACCAATACATCAAAATATGAAAATGAATATGAAGAAGATACCATAAGTATACAGTCAAATATGGTAATAAATAAAACATTTTGTGTTGATGCCGTTAAAGAAATATTTCCTGAGGAGTTTATATGAAGTGCAATAATTGTAGATTTATAAAATATGATTGGTACAATGATAACAAATGTACATGTCCTTCAAATACAAGTATAGAATATGATGGGACATATAATAAAATTTATAAAACTTGTAGTGAGTTAAATCCAAATTACAATTGTAAAAATTTTAAACCTGATTTTATGTTTAAGATTAAAATGTTTATTGGAAAAATCCAAGGAATCTACTATAAACGAAAATACCCGGAATGGTTTTTATAAATATATCAAAAAATAGTCGAGAGGTTACATGGAATCTCAATTTTTTGAATTCATTTCAGGACTTGTTGAGAGAGGTGTAATAACCGATACTGGTCTGATCTTATTTTTAATACTTATAATAAGCGGACTATCTTACTATGTAGTGAAGCCAATCTATTATAAGGTATTATCAATACCAACTGTTGATGATGTTAAAGAAATAATCATTAACACAGCGAAGAGTGAAGAGTTGAATATAGAAGAAATAGAAAAAGAAATAAATAGCAAACTGGATAAATTGATTGAAGTGTTGGATGAAGTTGAAGATCTTGAGAAGGGTAGTTATAGAGAAATAAAAGAATTAAAACGAGATATAGAACAAATAAAACAAATACTAAATCAATTTCAAGGTCACTTAATGTATGGGAGAAACAGTGATTTTGGTAACCGGGAGCTTAGATGATACAGGCGTCAAGAAGATACAATAACTTTTTAAATAATTATGAATTTTACCCAAATTCAGTTCATTTTAGAATACATAGTTCAAAAGCACTTGAAAAATTTAAAAACGTTCAAGCTTTTCAATTAAATCAGTTAGCTAATGGAAAGTATCATTTTGCACCAGATAGAAGAGAAATACTGCTACTTAAATATGATATGTGGTCAAGATGGCTTTTTGAAATAGAAAATTTAATGATTGAATTATCAGGTAATCATCTTGAGCTTAAAATCAATGAAAAAGACATTAATACAATAATCTCTCTAGCATTAAAAACTTCTGAAACATATAAAGAAGTAATTAGTATTAGACATCCTGAATCATTTAATGAATCATTTGTAAAAATTTGGCTTGATTCTCACGAAGTAGTTTTCTCATATATGATTAGCGCAATTAAACAAATAAAAGGATTTTCTTTTGATATAGCATATTCAAAAATAGTAGATATTTTAGTTGAAGTAATGCAATATACATTAATAGAAATATATGAATTAGATTCTGTTTTTTGTAAGCTTAAAATAAAATGCGAAGATTGTCCTGAAAATTATATTTGTCCTAAAAACAAAAAAGATGATTCTAAAGAAGATATCTTCATTGTAATAACTCCTCTTATTGAAAAATGTTTTAAACTAACTGGTGTTTGCCTGGCATCAGAAAGAATTAAAGTATATGAAAAACATTTCAACTTCAAAGAAATTTACTTAAAAAATTATACAGATGCACATCTACCAGAAAGAACTGTATTAGAAATAGAAAATTTAGGAACTGCTATTAATTATAGAAAAAGTTTAATTAATATTTAAACATAATTTTGTTATAATATTCCAAATAAAGGAGTATTATGACTTTAGAAGAAATTGTAAAACTACAAGAACCACTTAAATCAATTTTTATGTCAGAGCTTACTATGCGATGGGATATTGAATATTGGATGTCATATGTAGATTCATATGAAAACAACGAAATTCAATGCTCCGAAGAAACAAGACTGGGCGATTTAAAAAAATGCAAATCCGAACTGAATAAAGCAAAAAATCGCTATTTCCATCATAAAGCAAAATATGCAGAGTATTTCATATGACATACGAAATCTATGTAAAAAATAATATATATTTGATTACCGAAGTAAGAAAAATATTTACTTTGAATTTTCAAAGAAAGGTTTGTGTATTTAATCAATTTGAAGATACAGAACTTGCTAAGCAATCTTTATGGTTTGTGTTTAGAGATTTAAAACATATTCCAAGAACATCATTTGAAGATGTAATGATTACAAGACTTTATACAACAACAAAAAAATTACCATCGGGTTATTCATTGGTTGCTTCAATTTCCAACTTTGATGAACTTGATGAATTTAAAAAACAAATGTGGCCAGAGGAGTTCATATGAAAATTAAAGAAATAAAAGAAGATATCATTTTTGAAATAAAGTATAGTTATGAAAAACATATAGAAGAACCATATTGTTCATTTATAGATGGAATTAAAAATTTCTGGACATACAGATCTTTAATTTGGAATGATAGATGGTGGGATCATTATTATCTTAATAGATTTATTGTGAGAAAATTGGAAACAATGATAGATAATTGGGATGATGCTCATTATGTTGGTTCTGACTTTACTAAAAAGAGAATGATAATAATTAAAGATAGAATTGAAAAATATGATGATATTAAACATGAACTTGAGTATGATTATATTGTTCGTAAAAAATATACAAATGAACAGTATAAAGATGAGATTAAAAAATTAAACAATAAAACCTGGGGTGAGTTTGGAAGAAACATAAGACGATTCTGGGATTAAAGGATAGATATGAATTATTTTACTTCTGATTTTCATTTAGGACATCGAGTTTTAGTACCTAAATATAGAAATTTTTCTTCACAAGATGAGCATGATTCATTAATTTTAGATATGATATCAAAACTTAAAAAAAGAGATATCTTATATATACTTGGTGACTTTATTTTTGATTCTGAAAGATATGATTATTATATTCAACAAATGAATAAAATGTCATGTAGAATTAAATTAGTTATGGGTAACCATGATTCTTTACAATTATATAAAGAACCAAAATTTGAAATTCAATTACCTCTTTATAGTTATAAAAATCATTGGATTAGTCACTGCCCAATTCATCCACAAGAAATTAGAAACAGAGCAGGTAATATTCACGGCCATTTGCATCACGGTATAATTGATGACCCAAGATACTTTAATGTTAATCTTGATGTTAATGATTTTAAGTTCGTGGATTTTGATTATATTGCACATAAATTTAAGGAGTCTAATGTATCCGTTTAATACAGTAAAACAAATACATAAATTTGATAATGTAACAAAATTTAGACTTCTAAATGCATTTATTTTTGCCGTAGGTTTTAATTTATTTGTACCAATTCTTATGGACTTAAAAGGTGAATATCTTGCTGCTTGGGCAATTTCAGCATTTATGATTGGAGAACAACTTGCTGTAAAGACAAACCGATATATGGTAGAAAATTTTACGATTTCCGATTTATATAAAATGGGTATTGGTATTCATATTGTCTTTATCATTACTGCTATGATATATTTTTTAAGTCCACTTTATATGGTAATATTAGATGGAATTATTACAATCATCGTTATGTCAGTTTTTGGTGCGCATACCATTAAATTGAATAATTACCTAACTGAAAATAGTCCTGAGGATATGAATGAATTTCAAATAATCAGAAATAACATTTGGGCTGACGCATTACTATTTGGTTTATTTGTTACTACAGCCATTACATATTTCTTTTCAAATGATGTAGGACTGATTTGTTTTATAATCTATAATTCTTGTTACACTGGATGGATGATCTATAATTGGAATTTTTATGATAAGTTAAAAATTTAATACTAGATTAAAGTTATTTTGATATAATAAATAAAATTAAACAGAGGATGAAAATGAATAAAAATTTTAAAACATTTGTGAACGAGTCATCATTAAATAGAGTTTGGAAACATTCTCAAGAGCATGATACTGGAACTATTTCTGCATTCAGATATGCTAAAGATTGTGGAGATGGTGAAAGATATAGTTTAGATGATAATAAAAAACGGTCTTCAGAATTGAAATCAAAATTATTAGCTTCTGGATATGGAGTAACACTTGTTAAAGGAACTTATATTGAGAATTATGGTAAAGATAATGAACAAGAAGTTCAAGAAGATTCTTATTTAGTAGTGGATTTAAAAGATTCTGGTAATCTTAAGAAAGACTTGATTAAATTTGGTTCTCAGTATGAACAAGATTCTATTACATTTTCAGAAAAAAGTGGTGAGTACTATTTAATAAGTTCAAATAAATGTCCTAGCGGTTATCCTGGAAATGGGACAATTGGAAAAGAAGTAAAACTAGGTAAACCTCTTTTTGGGGCTAAAGGTGAATTTCATTCAAAAATAAATGGTAGACCTTTTGTATTTGAGTCAATTGGAACATTTGAGACTTTATTAGATCATACACCAACTGAAATAAGAAGCATTAAAGCATCACTTAAATAAAAACAAATTAATTACATTTTTTAATATTGGTTTAAAGTTATTTTGATATAATTATTTAAATAAAACATAAATCGAGGTTAAAATGAATCTACAATCAATAGAAAAATTAGTTAGAAAATTAGTACCACAAGAGAGGATTTGGAATTCAAACATTAATGGTGATTTTGATTATTTTACTATTAAACTTATAACAAAAGAAAACTCACATTTAAACAAAGCATATTTACATATGACGACTTCAATAGGTTTTAGAAGATATGGAAATTGGAGAAAATTTAACATAAAATTGTTTAATGGTATGACAAAACAAGATGTTTTATCAAGTATTTCAAATTATGTTGAATACTATAATGAAAGAGCAAGAGTACCTGAAAGTTATGCTAAAGGTTTATATGAACATATACAATCAACAGGTGGACATAGAGGCAATCCAGTTTGGATGGATTAATATGACCCAGTTAGAATTAAGAACCATTTTATTTGGCTATAAATTTACTTCACATAGAGAAGAAACATTTTTAAAATATGTTTATGATGGTTATACATATAAAAATGGTATTAAGCCAATTAGAAAGAAAAAAACTCGAAACGATATTAGAAAAGCATTTCATAGATTGTCTTTAGACAAAGAATTGGCACATACTGTCATTTCTAGATTAATAGGAGGTATCAAATGAAAATACTAGATTACATTATTCCTAGTCATTTACAAGATTCAGTATTTATTACTGCATTAAATGCACAATTTAATCTAAATGGTAAATTATCAAAAAAACAAATTAATGTATTAAGAGATATACTTGAAATTGACGAAGAATATGATGATGATATTTTTAAAGGTGATACCCGCGAATATTATAGTAGCTATCTAGAAAAATTAAGAAGTAAACTTAAAAGAAATAGATTCAAATCTTTAACTAAAAAGAATGAATGTATAAGATGTATCTATGATATTTTAAATATGGATTATAAAATCTATAATAATAAGATATACAGGAGAGCTTAGTGAGATTCAAAATTTATTTTAACGAAAAAACAAAATCATTGGATGTCAATTGTCTTGAAGATAAATCTCTTGATAAAATCATACCAGAAAACCCAGACCAACATATAAGTTATCCAATTCCAATTGAAAGTAGAAAAGAAATTAAAAAATATCTTACAGATATTTTGAATTCTGAATTGAGTAAAGAATTTATTGATTTACAAAATGATATAAATGTTCTTAATACAATTAAACGAGAAAAAATGCATGAATTAAGAAAGGTACTAAATGTTGAAATATTTAAAAAATGTGAAGACTTTAAAGAAGACTTTCCTGAGTATTTTATTTAATCCTTCATTTAAAGTAGTACAAGAAGATAGATACCATGCATTTAACATGCAAATAATTGAACGAGTTTATTTTCTTTATAGAAAAGGATTCTTTGGATGGAAATTATTGATTGATGATTTGTGGTTAGATGAACCAAAAGAAATTCATTCATTTAAAGAATTATACCGGAAAATGAAAAAACCCGATATTATGAAAAACGAAGTATTTCGATATAGAAAATTAGAAGAAAATGTATTTAGCAAATATAAAGAAGTTATTTTTACCGATGCAGAAGATATTAAAGTAAAATACCCAGAGTGGTTTATATGAATCAATATGAAATAGACAACTTAAAAGAAGGCACTAAAATTTATTTTTATTCTCCAGCTACAGGCATCATCATCAATGAATACAAAATTCAAAATGATAAATTGTACCTATATGAATTATCAGAAGATAAAGCCATGATAACTTGGGTAAAAAATACTATTAAAGAGTTTACTGATAAAATTAATAAATCACAAAACATGATAGATAAATGTCTAAATGACGTTAAACAGATTAATCAAGAATTTAATTATCTAAAAGAAAAATACCCAGAGGAATTTATATGAAGTTATCAACATCACCTCATCGTGATAGAACGGACGGTTGGAATATTAGTAATGTATCTGATAATGTATTAATCTATAAATCAAAACAAGTAATAGATCCTTTTTTAAATGTGCCAATTGATGTATATCAACACAGCATTTCAATGAGCTTGCTACAAGAAGCATTAAAAAATAATAGTGTTTATTTTGAATATGATACTGGATATAATGGACAAAGGACTATAACTGGTACATTATATGTTTCAAAATCTGAAAATAGATATATTAATAGATTTGATAATATATTTAATGTAGGTAATGAAATTTTTACCAATGATGAATTAATACATGCTGTTAAGAACACATATCCTGAGAAGTTTATCTAGGGTAATTACCCTAGAAGTTTTTCAAGTGTAATTGGACCAACAACACCATCAGAACTAAGACCATTTGCAGCTTGGAATTTCTTAACAGCAGCTTCAGTACCAGGTCCAAAAATACCATCTACTTTTAATTTTAATGCTATTTGAACAGCTTTAACAGCATCACCTTTCATACCTCTTCTGATAATTTTAGGAAATTCAACTTCTGTATCTTCATCTTCTTCTTTAGAAACCGTAGCAACAGGTTTAACAGTTGGTGCAGTACCAAGTAATTTCATTGCTTGTTCCCAATGATGAATTCTATCTTCAAGACCAATATATCCACCATTAATTCTTTTCGTCATAGTTTTAATATCACCTTTATCGGCAAGAGTATTTAATCCAGCTTTATTCCAAAACCAAATAGCTGACATAAGTGCTACTTTTTTATCTGTACTTACTATATCTGGATTATTAACGGCATCTATACCCATAGCTTTACTAAACGCAGAATAATTATCTTTACCTGTAAGTTGTATAGGTCCTCTTCCTCTATATTTGTATCCATCTCCAGCAGCCGTGTTACCCATTCTTCCTGCGTAAATTACATTAGCAATTTTTTCAGGCTGTTTAGCAAATTCAGCAGCTTTTCTTCCAGCTTTAACAAAGTATTTTGGAAATACAGCATCAAGAGATTTTGCTGAATAATTAAGGTTTTCAGAAAAAGTTGTCCATCCTCCACTTTCATGTCCACATTGTGCAATAAATGCAGCTATTCTTGCATTATTATTAATTTCATATTTAGGGAATACTTCTGCCATAGCGGCAACCCATAAATCTGGTTCTTTACATCTTGGAAATAGTTGCTTAAATTGAGCACCTGTTATCATTAAAACTCCTTTTATTGTTTGTTTTAAAATATTTATAAATAAAACAAAAGGAAATAATATAGGAGAAAAATATGGCTGCAAAACTTGCCGATTTTATTGATTTTTCAAGAAAAGAAATTTCATTTAACAATGTAACAAATGTTAATGAAGCTGCTTTCAATGCATCAGCACTTGAAAAAGTTGTTAAAATATATGCTAAACTAATTAGTAAAAAATTCCCTGGCGGAGAATTTAAATTTCTTGGTCTTGAAGAATTTAAAAGAGATTTTGGACCTGGAAAAGGTTTTAGATACATTAATGAAGATGGGGCAATGCTTAGATTTAACTGGGATGCAAAAGTTGCTAAAAAAGCTACATATGATTTAACATCAATGGATTTTTGGGAAGCTGGTAATTTAAATTTTCAAAAACCAACAAAAACAATTATGTTTAAACAAGAATTTAATGTTATTGAAGTTATTGATGAAATTGCTAAAGAATTAAAATTTCATACTATTAAAGAAGAAGTTCAAGAAAAAACAGAATTAAATTTTGGAAAACTTTTTGAGGCAGAAATTAAAAGATCTGCAAAAGAAAAACAAGATTGGTTAGTTCAACACGGATTACCTAAATCATTAGCTGGTTCAGTAGCAGCAATGAAAGATAGAGCTAAAGAAATTGGATTGGGCGACAAAATTGAAATTTTCTTTGGTAAAGAAGAAACAAATACGTTTGAAGAAGAAATTCAAAAAGTAGAAAAACAATTCAATGATAAAGTTTATGCTGACCCTGAAACAGTATTTGAAGATATTGAGGACGTATTATCAGTTGTTGCAGCTAAGCAATGGAGAACACTTGTAGTATGTGGAATGGGTGGAATTGGAAAAACTTTCCACATTACAGAAGGTCCTAGATCATTAAAAGCATTACTTGGTGCAGAAGGAGATAAATGGACTTATCATAGTGGTACAAAAGCGGCTCCATTTAGTTTCTATAAAACATTATTCCAAGAAAGAGATAAAATTGTAGTTTTTGATGAAGCTGATAGTATTTTGAAAAACCCAGATATTATTATGATGCTTAAACCTATCCTTGATACATCAGGTGATAATATGGCTGAATATATGTCAGGAACTAAAAATATGGTAGGTATGGGTAAAGAAGATATTGAAGATTACGCTAAATTTGTAGATGGTGAAATTGCTGAAGGTAAAATGATTGGACCAGGAAAAGACCAAGTTCAATTGCCAAGTAAATTCAAATTTACAGGTGGAATGATTTTTATTAGTAATATGAGAGCAAACCAAATTGAACAGGCTATTATGTCAAGAAGTATTTTTATTGATGTTTATTTAGCAGAACAAGATGTTCTTAAAAGAATTAAATCAATTGGTTATGCACAAGCAAAATCAAAAGGAATGGATCCTGAAGAAATTGATATGATTATGGAAGCACTTGGTGCTGCAAGTTCAGGTACACAGGTTGAAGTAACTTATATGTCACCAGAATATGCAAGAAAATCAAAACAAGTTACTGTTAGAGCTTTACAATTAGCAATGACATTGAAAAAAGCCGGTTTAAAAAGATGGGATCATTTAGCTGCATTATATGCATAATTAGATAAAAATTAAATAATATTAATATATAATATTAGAAATAAAAACAATTAAATGATGATTTTGCGGCTATAAATGCTGCAAATTATCATTTTTCGTTTAAAATGCTTGAAGAAAAATATAAATATTTTAACTTTTATACATAATTTGTTAAAAAATTAATAGAAGTTAGTATATAATACAAAATATAAAAAAGGAAATAAAACAAATGTTGAAAACATCAATAAAACATTCTGTAAATTGGTTAAATAATACCAATATAGCTATGTCTTATGATTGTGGACTACAGTACATTAGTTTTAGACCCGAGGCGACAAAGCGGACTCCGTGATATAAAAAATATTATCATTTTTTGAAAAGGGAGTCAGGGTTTTTGCCTTGATTCCCTTTTTTCGTTTTTAAGCTATCGCAATCGTCAGTGGAGACAGCCGAATCTCATAAGTTCAGTCAGTTGAGTTCAAACCTCAAGATTGCGACCAATTAATTAGATTTTTTAATTTTGTTTTAAAGTTATTTTGATATAATTATTTTAATAAAACGTTATTTAAAAACTCATTGTTAATTCATTAAATGATTAATTAAATTTTAAGTAGGCTCTTTGGCAAGGTGGTTAAAGGTTCAATCCCTTTAGGTCTTCAACGATAAATTTAAATTTAATCATTTATTGAATTAATTTAAAAAATTAATTTTGTTTTAAAGTTATTTTGATATAATTATAAAAATTAATTCAATAAACAATAAAGTTCTTTAATTGAAAAATTACAGAGTTATTTTTTCATTAAATAGTTTGCTCTCCTACTGGGTGATATCACTTGGTAGAATTAGTTAAAGAACTTCATTGAATTAATTTAAAAAATTAATTTTGTTTTAAAGTTATTTTGATATAATTATTTTAATAAAACGTTATTTAAAAACTCATTGTTAATTCATATCAAATATTTGAGTACGGGCTAAAGTTTCAAAGGCGAAACGCATAGATTAGAGATAATCGTATGAAGGTCGGTTCAATTCCGTATTACCCAGAAAGAATATTTGATATGAGTTAATACTCAAAATGGTATAGATAAAAATCAGGTACAGAAATAATTGGCAAACCTGAACCAACTTACAACCGCCACATTATAAAAATAATCGTAGGATACTTTGAAACTAGACAATTTAAAGAGTAATATCCCTCAACAACCTGTCAAGTCTTGAAATATTAGTCAAGGGAGAAGGAAGGTATAGGTAGTACCTTATACGATTTATCGGGTGTATAGGAAAATTGGTAACCCCAGAAGACTATTTTTATAAATAATATAAAAAGAGTTTAAATGAATTGCCAATATTGTGATAAAGAAGTTAAAAATAAAAATGCTAAAAGTCAACATGAATTGTATTGTTTGTTGAATCCGGAAAGAAAAATACGGGAATCCGGTTTCAAAGGTAAAAAACATACCGATGAATCTAAAGAAAAGAATAGACAATCGACAACACAACAATGGAAAGATGGTTTAAAAACTTTACCAGAAGCTTTTTATGAAAAAAGACCACAAACAGATGAGACCAAAAGTAAAATCTCTAAGTCTATGTTAGGAAATAATAACGCTAATCATAGAGGAGATAGACAATCATACTATAAAAATATACGAATGGATTCTAAATGGGAAGTAGCTACTGCTGAGTATTTAGAAAGTCAAAATATAAAATTTATATATGGTGAAATAGTTTTTTACTTAGATGATAGCACATATAGACCTGATTTTTACTTACCTGAATTTGATTCATTTATCGAAGTTAAAGGATTTTGGAGAGAGAAAAATTTAGAAAAGTTTTTTAAATTCAAAATAATGTATAGAGATATTAAAATTGAAGTTTGGGATAAGGATAAATTAAAAGAATTAAAAATTATTTAAGGGTGTATAACCGGTAATTGGTAGCCGCGCGGTCTGTAAAACCGTTCTATTTTGACTCCTGGTTCAAGTCCAGGTGCACCCACCATCCATCCTAAATGTTATTGGCTGCATACCAGACTTTTAATCTGTGAAGTAAGGGTTCGAATCCCTTAGGTTGGACCATTTATATTGGGCTATCGTCTAATGGTAGGACGACAGAATTTGGATCTGTAAATCGAGGTTCGATACCTCGTAGCCCATCCAATTTTTATTCCCCTGTAGCTTGAAGGTCAAGCATCCGGCTGTTAACCGGCAGTTGAAGGTTCGATTCCTTCTAGGGGAGCCATTGCCACTTTGGTATAGACGGTTCGTACGCAAGACTGAAAATCTTGAGGAATAGGTTCGACTCCTGTAGGTGGCACCATTTAACCTCGGTTAGCTTAGTGGTAAAGCAATCGCTTGATAAGCGATAGATACAAGTTCAATTCTTGTACCGAGGACCAATTTAAAAATGCAATCGTAGCTCAATCGGGAGAGCATCGGCCTGTCAAGTCGAAGGTAGTGGGATCAAAACCCATCGGTTGCGCCATTTGGAGAGTACCACTCAATGGTGGGTAACCGGCCTTGAAAGCCGGGGGATGGTAAAACATCGGGGTTCGATTCCTCTACTCTCCTCCATTTGTTTATTTGCTCCTTAAGCATAAAAGGTGATGCACCAGATTTGTAACCTGGATAACTCAGTTCGATTCTGGGAAGGAGCTCCAATATGCCATCATCGTCTAGTGGTAAGGATACCAGCTTTTCAAGCTGAGTGACAAGGGTTCAAATCCCTTTGGTGGTACCAATTATGGGGAATCTATATGGGATAGACCTGTCCTTTGCACGGACGGTGGATCGGATCGTTACCGATATTCTCCACCAATTATGGGGATGTAGCTCAGTTTGGGAGAGCAATTGCCTTGCACGCAATAGGTCGCAGGTTCGAAGCCTGTCATCTCCACCATATTATTATAAGGATTTTACAATGGGATTAAAAATGAATTGATTGAATTTATTATGAATGAATGTAAAACACAAGGAATTCATATAGATAAAAAGACAGTAAAAATAATAGAATTGATTATTAAGTTTTTTGATAATAAAAAAGATAAACATTCTAAGACAATGTTATAGCCGTTCATGTTCCAAGGCTGGCGAGTTGGACTCCAAATCCGACTGGGTAGGTTCAATTCCTACAACGGTTGCCATAATGGATTGATGTACCGAATGGAAAAGGTACCCGGCTCATAACCGGATGCAGAAATGCTTTGAGAGGTTCGATTCCTCCTCAATCCACCATAATCCACCATTTATATTGCGGCTGGGTAAAACGGTTTCAATGCAAGGCTCATAACCTTGAGACAGCAGGTTCGACTCCTGCAGCCGCGACCAATTAAAAAATTAAAATGATGAAATGATGAAATGATGAAATGATGATATTTGGGTTTATTGGTACAACCTTTCGAAAGATAAAAAATCAATCGTAATCAAGGCGTTAACTGGGAACCGTAGATGTCTCAACTATAGTAAACAGAGAGAATAGGTGGAATGGGTTTGTAAGTTCCGAAAGGGTAAACCACCTCAATAATCAAAAAAATCTGACAAAAACTTGCACTAATGGCTCTATCGACTACCGGCTAGGTCGTAAGGTTTTCAGCCTTAAGGACAGGGATCGACACCCTGTAGAGTCACCATTTTTTTTTAATTCAAATAAGAGAACTATAGAAAAAGATTACATCGGTAAAAATTAGGTTCAACTCCTAAACATCCAGCTTTGGAAGTTTTAATATCTTTTTTGTTTTTGTCTCTTAATAAGCGGGTATGGCATAATGGTTGTGCTCTAGCCTTCCAAGCTAGCTACCCCAGTTCGATTCTGGGTATCCGCTCCAATATGCTATGGTCTAGGTGACTGAACTTACTGAGCTGCAAATACTCGGCGTAGCAACCTTTTATATGGGTGTAGTAAAGAGGTATAACACGTGCTTTGGGAGCATGAGTCGGGAGTTCGATTCTCCCCACCCGTACCATTTAAAAAAGTATTTTAAAAATATAATTGAAAGTAGCTAATTTAATTGTATTAGAGAGTACTTTGAGTAAATCTTGAGTGGTTTGTAGATAGTTCTTTGATGGTTCGAGTCCATTGCCAGAAATGGTACAGGTAGTAAATTAGGTGCAATCCCTAATACAAACACGGTTGAAAATCGACATTTTTGAAAGAGAGTAATTAACTTGATTAGATAAGACTCTTGCATGCCTCGTTAGTTCAATGGCAGAACATTTGGCTTACATCCAAAATACAGCAGTTCGATTCTGTTACGAGGTACCATTTATATTTAGCTGTGTTTAGCTGTGAGAATTGCGATTATGAAAAAGAGCTCATCATAATTGATAACAATTCTCCCAGGTGAATATAGTATAGTGGTTAATACGATGGGTTGTGGTTCCATTTACCCGGGTTCGATTCCCGGTATTCACACCAAGGAGAGTTGCTCGAGTGGGAATGAGGTCCGCCTGCTAAGCGGAAGCAGATGTAACAGTCTCAAAGGTTCGATTCCTTTACTCTCCGCCATTTTGTGTCTATAGGAAAACGGTTAATCCACAGATCTGCAAAATCTTGAGGTTCCAGTTCGAATCTGGATAGGCACTCCAATTTTTGCCTTTGTAGCCCAACTGGAAGAGGCGGTAGGCTTAGAACCTATAGAGTGAGAGTTCGAATCTCTCCAAAGGTACCATTAATCTAAAAATTTAATATTAGTTTAAAGTTATTTTGATATAATTATAATATAAAAAATAAATAACAAAGGTTAAAAAATGAAATACTTCCTAATTGCATCAATCTTCGCTGTTCTTGGATATACTGGTTATACAGATTACAAATTCAATGAATCTCTTAAATCTGGTGAAATTAGACTTGAATGCAATATTCAAGGTAAAGGTTTAATTGAAATAGAACCTGAAAGAATTGTTTCTTTTGATGCTGATAGAAATGTTGTTACATTTGATAATGGTTATGCAAGCAATTGCCAAGTTATTAAATAAACATTTGATATAATTATTTCAATTAAAAAACAAATTGGTTACAGTATAAGGCTGTATGGTAAATAGGTTATTGCTTTAACGAGTAATGAACTTACCAAATATATTTATAGTTTATGCGTCCGTAGTTTAACTGGATAAACATTAGGTTTCTACCCTATACAATGCAGGTTCGAATCCTGTCGGGCGTTCCATTAATATTCTTTTAATAAAGAATAAGCATTACAGAAATAGATTACATCGTCGCCTAATGGTAAGGCATTAATTTTTTGGTATTAACTACTGTAGGTTCAATTCCTACCGAGCTCGTAAGAGTTATATCTATTTTGAATTTATCTTATTCTTCATTAAGAGAATTTTTGTTGTTTTGGTTACAGTATAAGGCTGTATGGTAAATAGGTTATTGCTTTAACGAGTAATGAACTTACCAATCAAATGCCCCTCTGGCGAAATTGGTAGTACGCGAGATAAATAATTAAAAAAAGAAGTATTAAAATGAAATTTAAAGATATAATAAATGATAATCCTAAAGAAATAAATGAAGGCGTTTCTAATGATGCTAAAGAATTTATGAAAGAATTTAATAAACAAGTTTCTTTGTTAAAAGAAGAAATTAAAACATCTGAAACAAATTCAGATTGGAAGCATAGATTAGAATCTATTTCAATTTTAATTAATAAAATAATTAAAAAATAATTTAATATTTTCTCAGCTGAATTACGGACTAATAAAGGTTGAGTGTTGTTTGGAAGCCGTTTCTCCCTGGATAACCGTGTGAGTGGAAATCTCATCAGATACAGTACGAACTTTAGAAGCTGTATTACAAGCGTTGGTTGATTGGGACGACGCTATACAAAAGAACTCCAATTAGTAAATTGATTTATAATAGTACATTATAAGTGTGTTATTATAAGTTAATTACAAATTAACTTTTTGAATTTTGGAGCCCAAGTGGGTGAGTCATTGACTTTCAGTTGCTACAATAACTGAAACAGACAATAATCGGCGTAACATCCGAAAACTAATTAAATGGGATATCTTTGTAGAGATATGGTAAACCAAGTTCAGGGGAAAGCGTACCAGTGAAGTACCCACCATAAAATTTGCGACAGAGTCTTATTAATGCTCAGGTCGAGCAGTACCAATAAAATGGCTTTAAGACCTGTCCCGAGATTATTATTTGGGTTCTAGATAATCGTACCCTGATGTACATAGTTTCTTAGGAGACTTACTAAACACGCATTAGCTGATAACTTTTGAGTGCGTTTAGTTTATCTAAAACGAACTTTCAGTCGTGGCTGGTATTGTATTGAGCCGTAAAACCTATACAGACAGATAAGAAAGTTTAAATATTACTACTATCTGACAGTGGGTGAAAGTCCCACTTTATAATTGAAAGATGAATTTAGTGGTGGAATTCTGGTTAACATTACAACAAGATTGTAAGGATCTCCCAAAAGGTTATCGCTAGGTATTTTGATAACATAGCTAAAAGATACAAGGTATGCCAACCGAAGGAAATCAGTAGCCTTCTATATATGCTACCAGACTGATATTTATAGGTGGAAGCCCTATAACTAAATTCATCTTTGAGTTATTATAGACTCACGGTTTATGTCTATTTCCGTAAAAATAGATTAACAAGAAAAGTGAAATTAGAGTTCTTTCCCTCTAGAGGAAACTTTGTTTGGGGAAACAAAGATAACCTAATCCAACTCCACGATTCTTCTGTTTTTCAACTAGACAGATTCCTCCGAATCTGTCACCAATGGCTTAATACATACTTTGGTTACGGTAAAAGTCCGTATGGTAAATAGTGTTTAACTTACCAATTATGGGGATGACATGGATTCGATTGGAGCAAGAGTACATACTGAATTCAAGTACCGTGAACTGGTGTAAAAGTTCAAGTAAAAACAAACGCAAAGAATACAAATTATTTTCCAGCAGCTGTAGCGGCTTAAGGAATGCGGTACGATAGACAACTTACCGTATCAAATAAAGTCTATCAAATTCGAAGAGGATGAGGTCGAATTAAAACTAACTATTCCAAGGTTTTTTCACACAAAGGGTTATGTCCTCAGGTGGAGTAGTATCCTTAATACAACTTTTGATTTATTCAGACATAAAATTTTTTATTAAGTGACATTGAAATATAATGTTATGGGATGTAAACTCTCGACTTAATATTGCCAAAACTTGTAAAAAAATTCATATTGAAATTGTTTTAAGACTCGGGTTCGACCCCGACATCTCCACCAATCACCTAAAAAGATATAAAATAATTTTAAAGTAATTTTTTTAGAATATCTCGGTCAGCCTATAAAGTTGTGTAGTAGGTTGATAGGATATTTAAGCAGTTAGTATGGACACAAACCAATTGTACGCAGTACAAGACTAGTCTCCAAGTGGATTTGAATCTATGTAAACTTGGGAGCTCATGTAAATATTCCGAAAGATAGGGCATAAAGTATTATAGATTCAGGTTTAGTAAAAAATGTAGTTAGCCTTAAAAACTCAATTATCTAGGTCCACCTCTTAACAACGTGCCAATGACTTAGATTTTTGCCCGATTAGCTCAGTGGTAGAGCAATAGTTTTGTAAACTATAGGCCGTTGGTTCAAATCCGACATTGGGCTCCAAAATAAAAAAAAAAGGATTTAATTTGAAAAAAGTATTACT